TGATGAAGACCTGGCTAAACGTGCGGAACGTGATGGCAAGATCAAGGATATGGGCTTTAAACCAAGCGTGGGTTACATCACTGAAACCTATGGCGGTGAGTGGGTAGAAGACACGCCTCCCAAGCCGGATGGCCCGGGCGCTGATCAACCATCAGATGAACCCGCTGCGAGCTTTGCAGCCGTGGCTGATGATGGCACCAAAACACAGGCGCAGCGCCTTGTGACAGACACTCAATCCACCGTTGATCGATGGGTTGGCCAGATTGAAAAACTGGTCAATGAGGCAGACAGCCTGGAACACCTGCAGGAGCAGCTGTTGGTGGAGTTCGCTGCCCTGGATGAGATGGAGATGATTGAGGTGATGGGCATGGCGTTCTCATCTGCTCAGCTGGCTGGCCGTGCCGAAGTAATGGAAGAAGACGATGCCTGATTCCTCTGCTAGCCCATCAATCAAGGCGGCTTTTAATAAGCCCTTCCCGGAGCAAGTCGAGTACTTCCGCCAGAAACTCAACTTACCTGCAGAGGCTTTTGACTCTATCCGTGGAGATCAGCATGACCGCGCCTTTATCGTTGCCGGTGCTATGAAGGCGGATCTGGTGGCAGATATCCGCAATAGCGTTCAGAAGGCTATCGAAGAAGGCAAAAGCATCGGTCAGTTCCGCAAGGAATTTAAGGAGATCGTCGCCAAACACGGATGGACGGATTGGACCGGATCAGACAGTAAAGCTGGTATCCGCTGGCGTACCAGGATGATCTATAAGACCAATCTGGATACGAGCTATGCCGCTGGCCGCTGGCAGCAGATGACCGATCCTGATGTGATGCGTCGACGCCCGATCTGGCGTTATGTGCATACCACTAAGCGCTATCCACGATTGATCCATAAGAAGTGGCATAACGTCTGTTTGCCTGCTGGCCACCCGTGGTTTATTAAGCGCTGGGGACCCAATGACTTTGGCTGTAACTGCTACGTACAGGCGATTAATCAACGCGAGTTAGAGGCCTTGGGTAAAACCGAGCTGGACCAGCCGCCTGAAGATGGCACCTGGGAACATGTACACCCGGTGACTGGTGAAGTCACACAGGTGCCGGAAGGTGTGGGCTACGGTTGGGACTACGCCCCCGGTAAGACGGCTAGTGAAACCGCCATGGCTGCACGTATCAACAGGCTGGAAAAATTTGAGTCACAAGATAATGCTATTGCTCGTTTGAATGTGGCAGCACTGGTCAATGCCCCGCTGTTTAGTCGGTTTATGACAGGTGATATGGATGGTGAGTTTCCGGTGGCTGTGCTTAACCCTATCGATCAGCAGGTTCTGGAGGCTGATTCAGGGGTTGTGCTGCTGTCTCAGCACAGTCTGGCCGCACACCTGGAAAAGCATCCTGAAATCGGCCTGGAAGATTACCGCAAGATCCAGCAGCTGTTAGACCAGGGCACAGTGTGGCAAGTACCAGGTAAGCCAGAGCGCCTGGTGTATATCACGCTTGATGGTGTGACCTACCGAGCAGCACTGAAGAAAACAGCCGATGGCCGTAAGAACTACTTCTTGAGTTTGTTCAGAGTGAAAAACGATAAGCCGCCAAAGGGTGCTGTACAGATTCGATAAGAGGAAGAAAAGAGGCGGCTCGACACATGGGAGGCACCCATGCTAACCCTCATCAGCGCATTGAGCGCTGGGGTCGGTAGCCATACCGATGACGAGCCGTCTTATTTAGTATAGGGGTAATAACGCATGATTGAAATGGAGCTGACCGGTGATGATATTGTCCGGGTATTGCAGCAGCTGCGTGACAACGGCCAGGATCTGAAACCTGCGCTAAAAGATATTGGTGAAAAACTGATTAACTCAACCAAGGACCGCTTTACTGCTGAGAAGGCACCGGATGGTTCTGATTGGGAAAAGTTATCTGATATCACCATCGCCAATAAAGGCCACGCTAATAAGTTAGCAGGCGAGTCTGGCCAGCTGGCTTCACGGTTCAGCTATCAGGCTAATGATCATGAATTAGTTTTATCGAACTTGCAGCCCTATGCCACCATGCAACACTTTGGCGGTAAGAAAAGTGACTTCCCTCACCTGTGGGGTGATATCCCCGCCAGGCCATTTATGGGCGTCTCATCTGGTGACCGTGAAGAGATTTTTAAGATTTTGAGTGATTTTCTTGATTAGCCCTGAAACGCTCTGTAAGCCCCTGTGAGCGTCGTAGTACTACCTATGCTCACAAAAACGATGGTAAGGCGTTTATAAAGCTTTATAAAAGCCAATTTCATATACTATAGGCCGCCTTTCCCCCGCCAAATCCCGCAATACCCCTTATAAAAGTTTTGGCCGCGTTCAAAATACATTAACTACTGCTCGCCTTAATCTGGTTCCACTTCATTGGTTAACGGATTGATGCGGCCATGGCTGATTCAAACAACTCAGATAGCAAACCGATTGAGATCTTTAAGGCTGGATCATGGACAACCATGGCAGGCCAGGATCTGACTTTTACTGAAGAGGATCTGCGCGCTTCTGCAGCGGCTTATGACCCTGCGCTATTCGCAGCTCCTTTAGTTGTGGGCCACCCGAAAACAGATGATCCGGCTTATGGCTGGGTTGAGTCTGTTTCTCTCGATAGCGGCATCCTGCAAGCCACAACAGAGCGTGTTGAAGCTAACTTCTGTGAAATGGTCAACGATGGCCGCTTCCCTAAAATCTCTGCTTCCTTCTACCACCCGGATTCTAAGAGCAACCCAGTGCCAGGTGTTTGGTATCTCAAACACGTTGGCTTCCTGGGCGCTGCAGCTCCTGCTGTTCAGGGACTGAAAACCGCTTCCTTTGCCGGTGATGACGCTGATTGCATTTCTGTCGAGTTCTCAGCGGCTGATCTGGATATCAAATGGTCCATGGCCCGTGTTTTTCGCAACCTGCGTGATTGGATGATTGGCAAGCACGGCCAGGAAGAAGCTGATGCCGTGATCCCTGATTACATGGTGCGCGATGTTGAACGTGCATCTGATGCCGCTCAAGACGAAGTGCTGGCGGATAGCAGCTTTGCCGCCCCTGAAACCGATTCCAAACCTAACACCCCAAGCCAAGAACAGGAGACTGATATGGCTGATAAAGACGATAAGGATCAGACAGCGGACTTTGCAGCCCGTGCAGCTGATCTGGATGCCCGCGAGGCGAAAGTGGCTAAGGCAGAAGCAAAGAATCGCCTGTCTGGCTTTGCTGAGTTTGCAGAAAAAGCAATCGACGCCGGTAAGGTACTGCCCCGTGATAAAGATGGGATGGTGGCGTTTATGGCTGCCTTGGGCGATGACGATACTGTTTCGTTTGCTGCCGATTCCGGCACGGTCACACAGTCACCTGAAAAGTGGTTCCGTGGTTTTATCGAAAGCCTGCCAGAACAGGTCAACTTTGCTGAGCTGGGTGCTGATGATCAGGATAGTGACGTTGATGTGAGCTTTGCTGCGCCGAGTGGTTATGAAGTTGACCAGGAAAGCCTGGCTATTCACCAGAAGGCCGTGGCTTACCAAACTAAGCACGGCTGTGATTACGACACTGCCATTAGTGCAGTGGCGTAAGGGGGAATTCTTATGCAATCAGTACCAATTCTGACGCTGACAAAACAGGCCACGGCTGATCTGACGGCAGAGCATTTTGTCGGCTATGACGGTGCCCCGGCTACTGCTGGAGGCATTTCATTTGGTGTAAGCCGTGAGAACGCATCTGCAGGTGGTCATGTCCCGGTAGATGTACAGGGCACTGCCATTGTTGTTACCGGTGCAGCGGTTGCGATGACCGATGCTATTGAAGTCGGCGCTGGCGGAACCGCTGTACCAAAAACAACCGGTGTGACGGTAGCACGCCCATTAGAGCCTGCAGATGCAGCAGGGAAACGCATTGAAGTGCTGCTGATCGGTAACTAAGCAGCACTCAACTAAACATTAGGAGCGAAAAATGGGACAGATGAATAGCAGTGAAGCGCAAATTGTCGATCCAATTTTGACGACACATGCGCAAGGCTATAAGCAAGCAGACCTGGTCGGGCATGAGCTATTCCCTGCAGTGCCAGTCGATGACTTTCATGGCCAAGTGATTGAGTTTGGTCTTGAGTCATTCCATTTATACAACTCAATCCGTGCCGCTGGTTCTGATACCAAGGAAGTACAGTTCGGCTATGAGGGTAAACCTTACAGCCTTGTTCAAGATGCGATTGAAGGCAAGGTACCTCGTGAGCGTTTAAAGCAAGCTCAGCGCGCCGCGAAACTGGATATGGGTAAGCGTACCGTGCGCGGTGTGATGCGCATTATGAAATTGAGGCTGGAATATGATCAGTCTCAGATGGCTCGTGATCCAAATAATTATGATGCGGATCATAAAGCGGACTTTTCAGCAGCTAAGTGGACTGACGATAACAATGATCCGATTGCTGATATCAAAGCTGCTCAGGAGGCCATTCGGCGCACTACAGGTGTGAGAGGCAACAAGTTGGTGTTATCACCTGTTGCTTTTACCGCAATCCAAAACAACGCGAAAGTGATGGAGCGTTTCAAATATACCAAGCCATCTCTTGTGACATTGGAAGATATTCGAGCCGCCTGTGAACTGAAGAAAGTGGTTGTAGGTGATGCTATCACCGCTGACAAGGATAAGCAGTTTTCTGATGTCTGGGGTAAAGATGCGGTGTTGGCGTATGTCTCTGAGCAAGCGGCTGACCAGGATGAGCCCTCTTATGGCTACACCTATACGATGCGTGGCCATCCTATCGCTGAGCCGTCATATCTCAATAAAGGTAATAAGAGCTATATGTACCCAGTGACTTACGAGCGTAAGCCTGTGCTGTCAGGGATGCTGGCCGGTTACCTGTTCCGCAACGTCGCGTAAGGGAGTACTGATCATGCCTAAGTATATCGTTGCGAGTCCCTGCAAGATCGATGGCGAGATTGAGAAATCAGGTGTTGTTGAGCTAACGGCTAAAGAGGCCGGGCCGCTTTTGGCATCAGGCTCATTAGTACCTGCAGGTAAAGGCGCTGCGAGCACCGAGCCTGATGCCGGTGCTGATACGGATGGTGGCAGTGATGAGTAGTTATATCAGTTATGAGCAGCTGATGGTCAACCCTGGGCTGGGTGAGCTGGCAGATATTGCCACACCTAAAGGTCAGCCGCAGATGGATGAGCAGCTGCTGGCCGCAACGCTGAAAGGTACAGATCGATCAGCTTGGACAGCTGAAGAGATTGCCGAAGCCGATACTGCACGTCAGCGCATCTTTGATGCGATGACTGAAGCTCAGGCCCTGGTTAATAGCTATCTGTATAAAGCAGAGCTGCTACCACTGTCTGAGGTACCGGCCACGATCACAACCTGGACTCGTGCGATCACCCGCTACTACCTACACCAGGACCGCTTCCAGGGTGATGAGAATGACCCTGTGGTGGTTGGCTACAAGGAAGCCAAGTCGATGCTGGCACAGGTGGCAGATGGCACATTTAGTCTGGGTATTGAAACCACCACGACACCAGAACCGTCACCGCTAGCGGCTGGCCCTGCGTTCACACCAGGTCTAACTGTGATGCGCGATGCAATGGGGGATTATAGAAATGGCTAAAGAACAGAAGCCAAAACCGTTGGATCGCACACCTAAGTCTTACCGAGTGAAGTCAAAAACCGGTGAAGTCACCTGTGCGGGGATTAAGTTCACTACTTCTTTTCAGGAAGTGCAATTAGACCCGTATGGTAGCGCCTTTAAATCTATCGATGGCCATCACCAGCTTGTGATTGAAACGGTGGCTGATAAAGCTGAACCAACACCGGCCAGCAGCGAAAAGGCTGCTGACTAATGTTGGATCTGACCGCCTGGGTGGATAAATCCCAGCCGCATTGTGCTTGCCAAATCGACTTGGCCACGGACCTGGACGACGCCAAAAACACGCGCCGTTTTCCATCGGTTCAGTTGGTACCAGGACGTGACCAGGTACAACACGCCGGGATGCACCCAACCGTAAAGCACACCGTGACATCTGAGGTGTTGGTGGTGACTGCGATCTCACGCAGTCGTCGCGATCATGAGAACAGTAATGAGTTGGTCAGCACTCGAAAATCAGTGATTGGCCCATTGATCAACTGGCAACCTCCCGGTGCTAACGATGTGATTTTGTGGGGTGGCGGTCAGCTACTGAAACTCAATAACCAGGCTATTTTCTGGGTGGATGTGCTCAGCGTTGAGCATGACTTCATTTTTAATGCGGAGGTAACCCCGTGAAGACTAATAAACGCGCGATGCTTTTTGTCCTGGAAGGTGCCTATAACGACGGCACCACTGATCCTGCAGCAATCAATGCATTGAAATTGCGTGACCTATCACTGACGCCAATGACCGGCAGTGATGTTGAACGTAAAGCCGTTCGGCCATATTACGGCAACAGCCCAAAAGCCCCTGGCGAGAAGTTTGTAGAACTGAACATTGAGCTGGAAGCCGCTCCATCTGGTGCAGCTGGCACAGCACCAAAATATGGTGATTTGTTGCGTTGTTGCGGTATGTCTGAAGCGATTGTCGTTGCTACGAGCGTGACCTATGCCCCGATCTCAGACAACGAAGAATCCGGTGTTTTCTTTGTGAACATGGATGGCAACTTGCACAAAGGTCGTGGTGCCCGTGGCACTGTTTCTCTGACCGCTAATGCCGGTGAAATTCCGTATTGGAAAATCAAGTTGGTTGCTCTGTTCAGTCCAGTTGAGGCGGGTGCAATTCCGGCGGGTATTGATGTGTCTAGCTGGCTGGATTCACTGGTCGTCAATAACACCAATACCGAAACACTGACGTTTATGGGGACTGAGTGTTCTTTCAGTAAGTTCTCATTCGATGTAGCGGCTGATGTCTCTCAGAAAAATGTCGTCGGTAACCTGGGCGTTGAAATTGTAGGCCGTAAACCCAGTGGGTCGATCTCCATTGAAGATCCTGGTGTGTCGGGCAAAAACTTCTTTGACTCGCATGAGAAAGCTGAGTACGGCACTTGTGTTCTCACTCATGGCAAAACCGCTGGCAACATCATTGAAGTCACTATGTCAAAAGTCAGCCATGAAGCACCGAGCTATGGTGACAACAAAGGCACTCAGATGCTCGATATGAAGTACACGCCCGAGCCGATCAGCGGTAACGACGAGTACGCAATCGTCTTTAAGTAACCCGTTTAAACTCTGTTCCAATTTAAACCCTTTTGTTCTTCCTTCTATATATATAGGTAATGTTATGGCTAATTTTGTTCTGGATACCCAGCGTACATTTAAACAACCGGTTCCTATTGTGATCCATGATGAAGACGGCAAGGAAATCAAAAATCAGTTCTCTGCTGTGTTTAAGATCTTGCCCAATGATCAACTAAAAGCTGTGATGGCTGAAAACGATGATACCCGTCTGATTGATCTGGTTCTGGTTGAAGTCTCAGATATTGAAGTGCTGGTAGACAAAAGACCGCTGTCTGGTGATGAACTGCTAAATGCAGTGAAAAATGACCCTGCGGCAAATGTTGCCATGATTGCCGCATACCAGGGCGCGATTGCAAAAAAGAACCAGCTCAAAACCTAATTGACCTGGGCCGGGCCTACTTTGAGAAGCCAGATCGGGTGAGCGCCGATCTGGCGGCTTTTGGGCTGGCCGAAGAAGAACCACAAGCCCCTGAAGCTTTTCAGGTATTGCCAGAAAACTGGCCTGCATTCGAGTTGTTTATGGCCTGTCAGCAGGACTGGAATTATACCCCGATGGGGATGGTGCTGGGACTGGATAAAGCGGCGTTGCTTGCAACTATGCAGATGTACCAAATCCCTCCCGAAGACCAAAAAGAGCGATTGAATCAGATCATGCTGATCGTTCGTGGTGCCCTGGAAGTTTTGCGAAAGGACTGACTATGTCTGACGATCTCATCCTAAAACTTAAACTGAAAGCTGATGGTAGCGGCCTGACGGGAACGCTAGAAAATGCCAAAGGTGAGATCAAAGAGTTTGGTGAAACAACTGAACGTGAAGCTGGTCGTGCATCGAATGCAATGGGGAAAACGGCTAAATCCGTCGATAACGTTTCTGATCGCCTGGGCGGTCTTGAGCGGACGGCTGGTAATGCAGTAAAAGCCCTGGCTGGCTTTGTTGCGTTGCAGGCTGGTTTTGACCAGGCTAAACAACTCACCCAGACGATTGCTTCCTACCAAGATATGACAACCCGATTAGAGGGCTTGTCATCCAGTGCTGCAGCCTTTGCAGATAATGAACAATACCTAATTGATCTAGCTGGCCAGCATCACAAAGACCTGTTGGTTTTAGGTGATGGTTACAGTCGAATACTGGCATTAGAACAAGCGCAAATTGTTAGCCGAGAGGAAGGCCGGGAGATTCTGGAAGGCTTGTCTAACGCAAGTAGTAAATTAGGGGCGTCAAATGAGCAGCTGGAACAGTCGCTCTATGGCCTGGCTCAAGGTCTATCAGCTGGTACGCTGCGAGCTGAAGAATTAAACCAAATCACTGAACCTCTTCCTGGATTGTTACAAGCCCTGGATCGTGCCTCTGGTCAGGCCGCAGGCGGCTTTCGTCAACTGGTAAATGATGGCCAGATCACATCTGATATGTTCCGTGACACCTTGATCGTAGCGTTTCAGGATTACGAAGGTGCTGCAGCTGCCACAGCAGATAATCTGAATGCTAAATATGCAGATATCCGGCTCAACTACACTTTGTTAGCTCGTGAGTTGGAAGAGCCTATAACCGATGTGATGAACCCAGTTCTCACAGCTACAGCGGATACGCTTAAGTATCTCACTGCAAATACAGACGAACTGCTGTCTGCTACGGGTACTCTAACCCAGGTGTC